GTCTGGTTTAAATTTAATTTTGGGAAATCACGAGGATTAGCGTCAAAAATATCTACAAACTCTAATCTTGCTTTTTCTCTTTTTTCTAAATTGTCAATTTTATCTAACTCATCCATTAGATTTTTTTGACGGTCTTGTTCCGTCAGGCCGGTTCCCATACTTTGATCGAGCAAGTACAAACTAAGACCATTTAGACCAAGACTTCCCAATACAGCCGTAACCCGTTCACGAGCCGCTGGATCTTGTGCGTATTGAATAAGTCGTTGGCCTAATTGAGACTGTGCCGCAACAGACAACCCTGCAGTTCCTGCGCGAATTGCACCCGGAAGGATTGCTCCTAAAAACGCCTCTTGGTTTTCTTCTCCAAACGCCTCTTGAATTGCTGAAAGAACTGCGGCATCTTCTTTGTTTGTAGTTGCTCCAGATATAAGGTCACCCATTGCTTGTGTAAGCTCAGGGTTTCCTATACCAGCCAAATTTACATTTGCAATTTCAGCAGTGTTAGTGTCAACTAGATCTGAGGTCCCAGCATCTGTCTGGATGATCGTGTCATTGCCGCCACTACCCGTTGAACCACCAGCAGGCTGCGCATTACCAGTGCCATCAACAATCGGTGCAGAAGACTGAGAAGCGCCAGTCACCCTTGATGCAGTTTTTCCAAAATCTGTCGTGGCTTCTACTAAATTTCCAATCTGTCCAGTTCTTTGGTAGTTCTCAATCGCAGTTTTGAGATTTAGTGCCCTGCCAGCCAACTCTGTTTCTGGACTATTGACGTATGGCGCTAACGTAACCAACGCCTTGCCAAAGTCATTGTTCGCTAGGTTCACCCCGATAGACGCAAATCTACCCGCATCTCCTAAAGTAAACCCGGTGTTTCCAATTGGGGCGCTTCCCGCTCCCACTGCGTTTGCACCCAATGTGGCAAGGCTAGACCAATCCTCATTTTTTATTGTTTGAGCTACCTGAAGGGCTGGTCTAACAGCGTTTACGCCTGTTGTTACAGTACCCCCAAGAACGTCCAGTGGCGTCGTTGCAAGATTAGTCCCCGCCCCGGCAGTAGCCCAGTCAGATCCAACTTTATCTGGCGTAAGAGGAGATCCAGCAAATGATCCAGCACCCCCTGCTACAGCAAGAGCAAAACCAATTGGGTCTTTGCGTTTTATTGCTCTGTTAGCATCGTAAGCATACGAAAATGGCGCTGTATAAGGATTAAGCTTTGCAGCAAAATTAAGTGCCTGCCCAACAGGAGTGGCCATAAATCCTCTAGACCTAGGGCTCCACTGTTCTTGAAATGTTATATTGCCATTTGCATCAGTTACTAAATTATAAAAAATGTCTCCGCCTTCAACCCCATTTGTTCCGTTTAAAATGGCGCCAACCCGCATAGGGTCAATTATTGCTCCTGTTTTTTTGTTATAAAACTGGTTTACCAAAACGGTTTCATCCGGAATGGTATATTCGCTGTACGAAACTCCGGGTTTTATTTCTTCAACTTGCCTTAAACCGATGTCATTGACATCATTAATACCTCGGTTTGCCAGACCTGCAGAGATTGCGCTAACAGGAGCGCTAAGGCTGTTAATCCAATCCTTAGTTGCATCAGTAGCCCCAGTCAACTGAAGTGCTATTTTTGTTTGCGAAGTAAGATACTCTCGATTTGCTTTTTTTTGTTCCTCTGTTGGTGGTTGTCCACCATAATTTGGTGCTACAAAAGTAACGCCATTTACAGAAATATTATCCCATTCTGGCGTGCCAAAAACGGGAATATTTGATTCTGTTGGTGTTGTTGCTGTATTGACAGAAGTAGAGGTGTTATCCGTCGTAGCCGCAGGATTGACGGCGGATGTTGTTTGGCGTGCGGAATCTGAGTCGTCTATAAGATCTCCGGACGAATTATAAATAGGGTTGAATACGTTGGCCGGATTGCTGAGAGGGCCGCTTACAGGGTTAATAACTTGAGCGGAAGTCAACGGACTTAGAGCCGAGGAACCAGTCGTAACGTTGTTTTGAAATAAAGCAGAATTGTTGGTGCCACTTGTATTGTTTGACAGCGAACCAGAATTAACTGGGGATAATGCAGAAACGTTTGCAACTTCAGAAGTTGGAGCAACAGAAGACAACGCGCTTTCGGGATCAACACCAATCGAATCTTTTTGTAAAAAAAGAAGGGCCATATTAACCTGCTTCCGGGTTTACTGTTCCAAGTAAGGCCGCAGCCCAGTCGTACCAGTTGTCGTAGTTATCAGTATGAGGGATAGCCTCGTTAGAGAACACATCAATAGCATTGATGCCGTTACCCCACGTCTTCCAATCCGTTGTCGCAGTCGGGATCTCTAATTGCTGCGCCGCATACTGCTCACACATCAACGCAGCCCAAGACTCAAACGTATGGTATCGCGGGTCGTAGACTAGCGCTTGAGCCATTAGTACGGCCTCACATCACCAATTGCAGCACTCAAGAGAAGTTTACCAAGTTGGTAGTTTCCGCCGGCTACGTTAGACCTAAATCTCAAACGAAGTTCTCGGCGCTGCTCCCTCATGTCTACCTTTCCGGAGCTTGGCCCGAACACATACTCCGCAGACTCTACGTCACCGCCCTGAGCAAACGGCCTGCCAGTAACTACCACCGTCATATTCCCATCCTGAATAAAATCAGGTTCAATCCTTTCCAACCTCAACCAACGGTTTTCACCAACCATTGACGGTTCAGGAGGGCCGCCAGCCACCCATCCGAGGTCGTTAGTCTCAAAGTAGGAATCAATGGCAAAGACGTTCTGGCCAGAAATTGCATCAGTCCCAACCTCGTGCTGCCACATTGAAATTAAATCTGCCGGCGTGCTAAACGTCAAATCCTGCGTTCCAGACCCAGAAGCAGCCGTCGAAAGCCTAATAGTCTGGGCATAGATTGCCGTAACCGGGATAGAAAACCCTGCGCCGGATCCGCCAAGATTGGTGTTCGATGCGCTAAGAGTGTTCCCGATGACATACCCAGCACCGCGCAACGTAATAGTCACCGACGTTACCGCGCCTCCACTGACAACAATCGTGGCCGTTGCGTTAGCCCCGCTCCCACCCGTTAACGGTACATTGTTGTACGTTGCGTTAACGTAGCCAGACCCGCCAGTTACAGATCCAAGGGTTTCAATAGCGCTTGACGTTACGGCACTGACCGTTGATCCCGTGACAATGTTGGTACCGGAAACAACCTGATTAACCTCAACTTGAGTGTTGAACGCTGCCAAGTTGATAAAGACACTCCCGCTCGCCGTCGTCATAGACTGAGTGAACACGGTTGTTGAGTCCGTTGTCTCCCACCCGGCCATTACCGGGTTCGCTAAAACTTGAGAGAAATACCCAGCGGACCTACGCGCACCTAAAGCCTCGCCAGCGTCGTACCAGACCCCCTCACGCACGTTGTAAATGATGGCGTCAGTACATTCAGTCGCATTGCCGCGAGGGTAGAACCACCAGATCTCGCCATAACGCGGCACCTTCGTCACCCACACCTTTTGGCGCTCATTGTAGTTGAGGTTGTCAAAGAAGTAATTCTGATTAAAGTTGTTCGGAATCTCTTTGACCGTACCGTTGTACAACAAGAACCGATCAACGCCACACCAATAATAAACGCCGTCGTACTCAATCGCGGACTGGCTTGACAGGATTGACGATTGACTAGAAATAATGTCGTAACGCCAGTATTGCGGAGGATTTCCTGAACCGCCAATATACGACACGCGAATCAGGCTATCGAGGCTCCAGAACAACCCAGAAGGCGCGTTTGATCCGCCCCTGACAGGTAACCCCTGAACAATCTTCCCAGTCGCTACGTTGACCTCATTAGCGTCCGTTGAGACCCAATCTTGCGCATTAGCTGCTGCGCAGTTCTTAATCAGTCCATTGTTGCCGTAAACAAAAACGTAAGGGTGCAGGGTAACCACTCCACCAGACACCGAGACGTTATTGTTAAAAGTCAACGTCGAATTTCCGCTAGTTGTTGCCGCAGCCGACAACGTAACCTTCTGGTAGTTACCAATCGTAAATACCAAGCCAGTCGTTGTCCCAGCCGTCGTTACAATTGCACCGCCACCAGACGTAGCAGACAGAGTAAACGTCGTTGCATAATTGGTGGCAATGATGTAGTACGTCACGCCAGACGTAATGCCCGTAGCCGTTCCCGTGTTCGTTCCACTAACGGTCACGCTTTGACCAATAAATAAACCCGACGTGCTTGTACAAGAACACTGCCCGGCAGTTCCAGTTACCGCAACCGCACCAAGTATTCCGTTGGCAAGAACTACCGACGACACCGTTGTGTTGGCCGGGATTCCCGTTCCTGTAACTGCTTGCCCAGCACCAATCAACGCATTCGTCGTTGGAATAGTGACCTCGGTTGTGCTGTTCAGGTACGAAGTTGTGTTTTGAAATATCCCAATTTGGGAGAACGTCGTACCGTTAATGTTACCAATCAGCACCGGCGTGTTGGTAATCGCGTCAGTCTGCTTGAGGTTTTGTCCGGGGTGAGCAAGAACCGAAGCAACCCCGGATCCACCCACGTCGTAGAAACCATCAAACTGCCAAAGGTTTAAGTCGCTGGCAGTGAAGTTGCTCAGGGTATAGTTAGTTATCCCTGCACCCACCCCGTTGTTGTCAACCGAAAGCGACTGCAGACCGTTATTGTATCCACTAAAAATCTGGTTGAAACCGTTGTTTGGATTAACCCAAACCCCGCGAGACGGTCCGGTCAGTTGATCCGAAATGGTTGCGTAACCACCAATCTTCCTTGGACGCCCACGCTGGAAACGAACCCATCGACCATTGACGTAAAAGTCTTTGTCAAATACCGTGCCGTCCCGCTGGATCCCCGGCTTTGTGTCTAACTGAAAAACCTTAGCGGTCATCAGAAAATTCCAGCCTGTATCCCATTGGCGTCAAGGTAAAACTTTTGGTTTCCTAATATGGAAATACCAAACACGCCAGATGACGGCCGAAAAATTCCAGTTGTACTTTCTGATGAGAACCCTAAAGAAGGCGCTCCAGCAGACCCATTGGCTAGTGCTATAGTAGACGCCCCGGCGGCAATCGTTGATGCGTTGTAGAGGTTCACAGAGTCACACAAAAGGATAACTTGCTGACCTGCAGGAACCACCGCCGTCGCACCACCCGCCACACCCGTTTGGAACGTAATCGTGTACGCCCCAGTCGTCTGATTAGTAATGTAATAGACTTGAATCGTCTGCGGCAGGTTAACTACTACGTTGCCCGTCAACGTACCAGTGTACTTCTGAATGACGTTAGCCGCCTCAGAAGACGTTAGTGTGTAAGGTGAACCAGCAAATGTGAGAGCCTTCGTCAACTGCGTAAAGTTAAACTGCGTGCTCTTGCCAAGGCCAACCGAATAGAACGCCGTCCCTGAACTTGAAATCAAACACGAGTCTGCCGGCTGCAGATCAAGCGAGGCCGATCCGTTAATCAAATCTCCGCCGCTCGGCGTTACCGCAAGAGTTCCGGTCCCTCCGTTGCGAACCAAAAAGAACCAATCATTACCTAACGTTGAAGCCGACGTGAGCGTAAGCGTCCCCGCACCACCCGTCCAAACATAAGTATTTGCTCGATCAGAAGCAACCGCCGTGTAGTTAGATGCAAAGGTTGTTACCGGCTGCGACTGGTTTAAGGTTGCGCCAATGGCCGTTAGACCGTATCCAGCAAGCGTTGCAGCATTAGAGTTTGTCGTCGTTGACCCAAACGCTATGACGCCCCACGTCCCTGTTGTAGTAGCGTTGGACGTGATAAAGATGTACTGAGCGCTGCCACCCGTTGAAGGAATCGAAATGATTGAGCTTGCGCCGCCAAACGACTTGACCGTTAGCGTAACCCCGCCGGTGTTGTAGATCAGCGCATCTTGACCTACGGACGCTTGATTGGCCGGCGGCATCCACAACTCATATGCAGTGCTAGTCGTGCTGATCTGCATCACCCTCGCGGCAACATAGTCCGTATCGTTACCGTTCAGTGGCCACTCAAGTTGAATGGTCCCAGTAGTGGACGTTAGCGCGTAGGACGCATAGGAAACGTCCGTTGGCTGGATAACGTTACCCGTAAATGGGCTGTTGTAACTCATGAGTCTTTCACCATGGTTTGACGATCACCAACACGAGTCATATCCTCTTGCTTGAGCAGCGCAATTGATTTGTCGTACATTGCCTGCCACACCGGAATGCGCTCGTCGTTTTTGAGGAACGGCATCGCCTGCAGAAGGCTTCCATATAGCAACGCTTGCGGAGCGTACTGGGTAAACCAATTAGATTGATTGGCCGAATCCAAAGGCTGATTGCGCTCGTAATACAACACCTGAAATGAGTACGCCGCCGCAGGAGTTGGAGCCACGAGCCAGTGGGTGTAATCGTAATCGCAGTAGAACGCAGGCAGCCCAGTCTGAGTGTCGTCTGGCCAATACTCTCGTAGGTACTCGTACTTGCGCAGGAACACTGGGTAGCGCTCGCCACCCGTAGTAACGTTAAACGATACCGTCTTTCTCCATCTTGCCGGCTTGTCCAACACAGGATCGTTTGCCGTCATGGTCCCATCAGCCACCGTCAAGTTCCCAAGGAACTTAATCTCAGACGCAATGACTTGCTCCGCAAACATAATGAACTGCGGAATCTTGTCCAACGTGGCCTGATCATTGCGCTCAAGGTAAGTGGCAATGTCATCGACCAAGCTGTCGTAAGTCATCACGCTTGCAACGGTCATTTTGCTGCCACTCCCTTGTGCTTCTCAAAAGACCTCATGCCACCGAACCCAAGCAAACCCGCAAGAAGAGTCATAAGTTGCTCAACATCAAGATCAGGCGGCGGGTGCAGTTCCTTTGGGATTATATCTACTCCCTGTCCAAAAGCCCATCCCCACTGCATTAGCGGGTAACCAAGAAATTGGTAAGCCAAACCAAGAACCCCAATCCAGCCCACAGCAGGACGCCAGCCAGAGACAAATAGGCTACTACTCGCCGCTTCAATCTTATTGACATCCACTTGCGCGAGGTCTGTAGTC